TGGTTGACAATTTGACGAAGTATGGTAAATTAGAAATATAACGAACGGGGTTGAAACTCTATCTGATGTCCCCAACATAAGTTAAAACATTTGATCGGTCACTGGGTGTTATGCTGAAATACAGAACCCATCTGGCGATAATGACATAAAGTATATAACAATTTTTAAATGGGTGGTTAGCTCAGTTGATAGAGCATTTGCTTTACACGCAAAATGTCATAGGTTTAAATCCTATACCACCTACCATTTTAATCGGTCACAAGTGTTACGGTAGCATACATGATTTGGGTTCATGTGGAGTCAGTTCAATTCTGACGTGGCCGACCATTTTAATGGGCATATGGCGTAATTGGCAGCCGCACGAGTCTTAGAAGCTCGGGGAGCAATCCGTGGGGGTTCAAGTCCCTCTATGCCCACCAATTTATACGGTTGATAGGCAGATATAAGCTGGCTGCATCAGTCTTGAAAACTGAGTTCGTTGAAAGACGAAGGTCCGGGCAGTACGGACATCAACCGCCATTTTAATACAACTCCACTTGACATTGGAACTGAGGACTGATAATATCGTCCCATGAAGAAATCAGAGATTGTCAAAATTTTACGGTGAGGTGTCTGAGCGGTCTAAAGAGATAGTTTGCTAAACTGTTGTGGTCCTTAAAAGCCACCGAGGGTTCGAATCCCTCCCTCACCGCCATTTTTTGCGTGTGTAACTCAGTTGGTAGAGTACGAGTTTTCCAAACTTGATGTCGTGAGTTCAAACCTCACCACACGCTCCATTTTTAGTAACTGGGGATTTGCATAATGGTAGTGCGGCAGACTTTGAATCTGCTTGTGGTGGTTCGATTCCATCATCCCCAACCATTTTAATCGGGATGTAATGTCAAAAGTAGACGGCCTGTTTTGGAGACAGGAGGTTGAGATTGCAAAATTCTCCATCCCGACCATTTTATATGCTAGCTGCAATCTGGTGAGAACGTTGGCTTAGGATTGAACTTAAGTTATCAGCGGTGATGGGTTCGATTCCCGTAGTTTGCGCCGTTTTTTAGATTTAACAATGTGCGTGTTGGGTGGAAACGTCCAACAGCGTGAGGGACACGATACACCCCTGTATGTCTGACCCGGACGAATCTGATCCAGATAGGATAGGGTTGATTTTTTGATTTGACAAACACTATGTATTGGTGTAAGATTTTTAAATGGGCTGTTAGTGATAGTGGTAGCACGGGAGCTTTGCAAGCTTTAGGGAAGGGTTCGATTCCCTTACGGTCCACCATTTTAAAGCGGGTATGATGTAGTGGTAGCCTTCGACCTTGCCAAGGTTGATGTGAGGGTTCGATTCCCTCTACCCGCTCCAATTTTTGTTTAGTTCTTTAAAATTTTATGGGGATGTGTAGATTCGACATAGATAAATATCTATTGTTAGGCACGTAGAGGATAATAGTTGGCCTCTTTAAAAGTTCTATTGAAAATTAACTGCTGAAGATAACGTAGTTAGCTATGACTTCTCTTATGATGACGTTGTAGCCCTTGCAGCCTAAGTTGTTGCACATTCAATACAATGAAGTCTGATAGTTGTATTGGGTGTAAATTATTGGACTGGGCCAAATATTTGATTTGCGTAAATGGCTGAGAAAATGGTAAATCTTAAGGGTAATATTTTTAGATATTTTTAATTATTACTTCCCAACAATTTAAAATATATAAACGTGTAGTCTGGCAGTAATAATTTTTTATGGACGCGGGGTGCGACTCCCCGCCATCTCCACCATTTTATCTTATAGCCCAATGGGTTATTTAGTTGACCCCGGCGCCATTATTGGCCCGGGGTTTTTTATTCAAAGTTTATATTTTGAATGTGTATATTTATATAATGATGAAAAGATATAGTTTATTATACGAATCGAGCATATATGATTATTTGGTGTGGGAGCCAACTGGAAAGCTAAAGTATATAGCTGATGAATTGGACAAAATTTCAAATGATAATAATGTTTTGTATAGAGGAATGTCAGAAAAAGAGTATAATGTTCTCAAGAAGTATGGTAAGGTTACTTCTAAGGGTAAAGGTAACACCAGAAACATTGTGGGGAGTTATTTAGCCAGTGATTTTAAATTGGCAGCAAGATTTGCCTTAGTCAATTATAGAGACAAAGGTGAAGGTATTATAGTAGTGGTGGATAAAAATAAATTGCCGGATTTAAAAAATGTAGATCCAGGTAATTACGTCACTAGTTATATACCGATAGAAGCAGTAAATCAAACTATAGATCTAAAAAAGTTATGAGTAATATTAAATTAACAAAACAACAGGCAGAACAAAAGGTATATGAATTAACCGAAAAACTTCTTTTCACAAAAAAGGATTTTAAGGATATATCTGTAGGATACAAGGAAAAGATGAAAGAAATTGAAAACGAGATTAAGGCTATTGTAGAAGAAGCTTCTGCTGGTAATTCTTAATGTTTCTTTTTTTGTTTCTTGGGAAAAATCTTTTTCTTTTTTAATTTAATACTTTCCAAGAATAATTCGATCTTCTCTTTAAATTTTTTTGTCATATAATTAACTATATAGATTTGTATTGACAAACAACAAAAAAATTTGTACTATAACAAAACAATTTCTCAGGCTGATAATCTGAGAATGGATTAGTAATATCAAACATTAAAATCAAAAACTAGTAGTATATGCAAACTAAAGACAAGAAGAGTAATGTTGAAGCCTCAAATGAACGTTATGTTGTTATGAGGAATGGAGCTAGAGTCTCTGATGAAGAGTATCCAAGTAGGGATGAGGCGACACCAGAATATGAACATTGGAATCGTGTTATTTCACGATGGCCTGATGGTAGTAAGTTGGAAGTTGTAAATCTAGTAAGAAGGAACAAATAATATGGGATTAAGACAAGAAATTAAATCTGCAGATTCCGAATCAGAAATCATGACCCTTTTAAATAAGGGTAGAGGTTTTGAATTTGCAAGTGAACACACCCAACATGCTTGGAAATCAACCGCTAAATTCAGACTAAAAGAGTTGTCCTCTAAAGATGTAGCACAAAGTCCAGAAAAGCCGGTTCAGTCAAAGAAGTCAGTTAAGAAAACTAAATAAATTAAATATTTGTAAAATGTCAAAAGGCACCAGTAAAATGGTGCCTTTATTTTTTGTCTGGTTGAGTATTTGAATTGATATATATACTCAGTTATTATGTCTAAAAAATATTGTTCAACGACTCTACCATGTAAGTACAATGAGATGGAGACGTACATCTTGAAAAATAAGACATCGTTAACATTAAAAGTTATTGATTCAATTGAGTATGCTTTGAAAAACAAACTTGTTAATGTTGAAGTTTTTAAATTCAAGAATAGCGAATATATTGTTTTACTTAATGAATCATCATTCAAGGAAAACTTAGATTTTATCTTTAACTATTACATTGAAACAGAACAATATGAGTACTGTGAAAATGTAAAGAACATACAAAAACTACTAGATAAGAAACACAATGAGCAAAAAAAAAGACACAAGCCCAAAGGTTCATCAAAACACAAAGATTAAAGATACTATTCAAATCAAAAGTGTAAACTTAACGGAAAAACAAAAACAGCTCATAGATGTACTAACAAATAAAAATACAAAATTGGTTTTCATATCAGGTCCGGCTGGTACTAGCAAAACATATACATCTGTCATGGCAGCTCTTAGTTTAGTTAATGACAAGCGTGTGAGTGAGATTGTATATGTTAGAAGTATAGTTGAAAGTAGTGATAGTAAATTAGGATTTTTGCCAGGTGAAATGGATGAAAAAATGAGTCCATATGTTCAACCATTAGTAGATAAGCTTGAGGAGTTACTTCATAGAGGTGATATAGAAAAGTTAAAAAAGGAAGAACGAATTCACGGTTTTCCAGTTAACTTTTTGCGTGGATTGAGTTGGAATGCCACCGTGATTGTGGCAGATGAAGCTCAGAACATGACCAAAAAAGAACTAATCACACTGATCACACGTGTTGGTGAGTTTAGTAAACTATATGTGTGTGGAGATCCAGATCAAAGTGATATCAATGGAAAGAGTGGTTTTTCCTCAATTATGAACGTCTTTGATGATCAAGAAAGTAGAGACAATGGCATTCATATATTTAAATTTGATGAAGAAGATATTGTGAGAAGTGGATTAGTCAAATATATATTAAAAAAGTTAAAAAAGCTAACTTGATTGATAATTATATATTATGGCAGTAGTAATATCCAATAGAGGTAGATTAATTTCAGATTTAACATCGGTGTCTAATCTGAACAATAATGATTTATTCATCATTCAATCTGTAAACGCTGATAGCAATTCTACAAGAAAAGCTACTATAACACAATTATCCAACAAAGTGTTGGGTAGTTTAACTTCGTATGCTACTACCGTAAAGTTTAGTAGTACTGGCAATGAGTTTACAGGCGCATTTTATGGTGCAAATAATACCACATCAAATCTTTATGATTTAACTATACGTAATAGTTTATCAATAGGTGCTGGCACTACTGCTACTATAAGTCCTACAAGTCTTACTTTTGCTCCTGTAAATGGTGCGTTATTTACAAAGAAGATTACAAATACAATTGGTGGTATTACAGGAAGTGCTTCTACTGGATTTACAGGTAGTTTAAAAGGCAAATTGACTGGGCCAGTAACAGGTAATGTTACTGGTAACGTTGTTGGTACCTTAACGGGTAATGTTGCGGGTAATGTTACTGGCAACGTTGCAGGTAACGTCGTTGGTAGTGTTACTGGCAATGTTACCGGTGATATTTATTCACCAACATCAAATTTGGTATTGGACAATGGTACTGGTGTTCCAAAAAGTGCAAGATTTTATGGAACTTCATCATTTGCTACTTGGGCCGAAAATGTTATTGGTGGTGGTAGTGGTATCAGTGCTGCACAGGCAAAATCGTATGTTACCACATCGATGAATTCAGGTGGAGGCGTTGCAAATACACTTCCAAAATTTAGTGGTACTAGTAAGTTGGGTTTATCATCTATAGTTGATGATGGTACATTGGTAACTATATCTACAGCATTACAGGTTAACCAAAAGATATCAGCCACATCTATCACTGGTAGTTTTTATGGTGGTCCTGGTGGATATAAAATACAGGGTACTAAATCGGTAAGTTTCTGGGGTACAGGTAGTCATGCTGTAAGTGCTAGTTATTTAAAGAGTGATTCTCCAAATCCACTTGGAATTTTAACTCAAACATCTCCACTTACGGCTAACAATTATAAGGGAAGTAAATATGAATATACACATTTGTTGGGTTCAACACCTTATTATTTTAGATCGGTTCTAATATGTACAACGAATGATACAACATCCGGATATATTGTGAATGATGAAGTTGAAGCTGTGGCCATATATGATTCAAGTACTAATAATGAACATACTGCTATTACATCATGGACTAATCCTACGTATTTAGGAGCTTCATGTTTAAATAATGGATGGACAGTTAATAAAAAATCTGATGGAACTTCAGTACCACTAGATCCTACTTTATGGAAAATTAAGTTCTATTATAAATAAAAAATATACTTATAACATATGTCAACACCTTGTAATAGTTTAAACGTCCAATTGATAAAAGTAAGTAAGTTAGCTAGTTATAGCGCTTTAAAAGGTCGTGATATTATTTTAACGATTCAATCCGGATCATCTTTATATTCTCGTAAAAGTACTTTAAATAATCTTGCATCATTTATCTTTAACAATCCTACTGGATCTTACAGCGGAAGCTTCACTGGAAGTTTTAAAGGTAAAGCCAGTGGCAGTTTTAGTGGTAGCTTTTATGGTACCGCAACACGTTCACTGACTTCTTCATATCTACGTCAAACCAATCAAAATTCCACAAAAGGTATTGGATATTATGATGGTACCAGATTAACAAGTGCTCCTGGTTTAGTATTTGATAATAACGATGGTGGTTATAAATACTTAAGTATTTCATCGTCTTTAGCATTTAATTATTTAAAAATTGCAAGTCGTGGATTAACTAGTGGTGCTACTAAATATAATCAGGCTGGAATTAGTCTGGCTAATTATAATAGTAGTGAACCATATCCAACTTATGACGCGTGGACACTTATGAGTGCTACGAGTGGAAGTTTAACTTTTGTCGCTCCGATTGGTTCTAATGCATTTTCATCATCCACTATAAAAGCACAAAGTACTACCGGCGAATGTTATGGTATGGTACAAAGAAGAAATGGTTTTTATTTTTGGCCATATATGATTTCAAATAGTCCATCCAGAGATGGTGCTATAGGTATAGGCGTTCAACCACCTGAAGAAGCTACAGGATCATTCAGTAAATATTTAAGAGCTAAATTACAGATCAATATGTTTAGTGGTAGTGGTGAAGGACCGTGGACTCCACAAGCTACCGTTGAGCATAGATCTACAGCTATATTGGTTAATTATGGATCTGCGAGTGCTGTAACAACATTAACTCCAACGTTTTATGTATCTGCTAGCGGAAATACATATATACATGGAAAGTTAAATGTTAACAGAGGAGTGACAGGATCATTCAGAGGTATAGACAATATTACTAACTTTAAAGGCACAGGTAAAAAAGTATCTTATAATGGTACAGCAAGTTATGCTGTAAGTAGTAGTTATGCTTTAACTGCTAGTGCTTTTAAATCATCTGGTGGCGCTGGTGGGTCGCCAATTGCATTTGCCCACGCATCTTTTCCGGCGAATGGTGCGTTGATCAGTTCATTTAATGTCACCAACGTCACTTTAACAGGTATCCAGGCTACATCTCAGGATAACGTCTCCACTAGAACTATGAAAATAAATTTTGATACTACAGCTGGTACTACTAATTATGGTGTAGTACTATATTCGTTTGGTCTTCCGTCGGGTTTAACGGTCGAGACCGACCATACTTATAGCCCTCAACAAGTAACAGAAGTCACCAGTAGGACCGCCTTAGATTTTACAATAAAATCGACAAATAAGTATATAACTATGGCCACTCCGGATGATGGTGACACCTATATTTCAATCGCTAACACTTCATTTTTTCCAACCTACACTTCATTTGTAGTATACAAGTAAGATATTAAAATATGAAAAATTATAAACACGCATATTGGACAAATAAAAATGGAGAGTCATGTTATACTATTTTTGAACATCCATTCAATGAATTGAATGATGCTATTTTAAGTAATAAAGCTATAGTTTTGGATGATGTACACGATTTTGTACAAAACTCAGACCCAAATTTAAATTTTTTATCGGCATATATTATGGATTACGAAAATAAGACCATAACTATTAATATGGATATTGCAAAAAATATAATGTTATATGTATTAAAGAATATAAGAAATGGAGTATTAAAAGAATTGGACGTGGAACAATTAAAATGTATGACTAATCCGGATAAGTTATCAAAAATTGAAAATGTAAAAAAACAACTTAGAGATTTACCCGTTGACTTTTCAAAATCTTTAGATATTTGTACAAATTTCACTGATTTAAACCACGTTATGCCACCTATATTATTCACATATAAAGAAATGATATAACATATATACATGCAATATCTTGGTTTTTATTTAGGTGGACACGATTCTAATTTTTCTGTATATGACTCTCTGACCAATAAATTTTCTTATTTTTTATTAGAACGATTGACTGGCATAAAACACGACCGATGTGATATAGATAGAATAAAACTATTTTGTAAACAAAAAAATATAGTTCCAGATAAAATAAGTTATAGTTCATGTAAATCGTTACAACCATTATCAGAGGAAATTTTGTTTAAACGCAGAAATGATTTTTCATTTGCCACAGAAAGTTATTACTTAGATCACCATTATGCCCACGCATTATCATGTAATCCTCTTATTAAAAATAAAGATAATGTTGGATATGTGGTGATCGATGGTCGAGGAGATAACAATTTTAGTATTAGAATGTTTAGATCATATAATGATGATATAAAATCTATATTTGCCTCAAAATGTTTTTCATATGGATATTTTTTACAAACGGTCGGTGGATTTGCGGGAATACGTGGTAATATATTAGATATACCAGGTAAATTAATGGGGTTGTGTGCTGGGGGTAAATTGCTCGACGAAATACAATACGACGATTTATTTTATAATAAGTTATATGATTTGGTATATCTGCAATATCCGAGATCTTTTTTTTCACTCACCAATCAAAAATTTATTGATTTTTTATATACAACTCAACAATACTATGGTCGATCTATTATAACTTTACTTAAAAAGTATTTTTCCACCGATGAAACGATTTTATTTAGTGGGGGTGTAGCACAAAACATTATTTTAAATACACAAATTAGATGTGAATTTCCAAATTTTACTCCGATTCCACATTGTACAGATGGAGGACTATCTATTGGATTGTTATGGTTTTTGTTAAATAAAGATGGTTTAGAATTAAAAATTCCAAACTATCCATACTTGGTAGAATCGAATGATCAAATTTCCGATGTATCAGATGATGTTATAAATTACGCAGTCGATCTTTTAGCTAATAAAAATTTGATTGGTTGGTATCAAAGCAATGGAGAGGTAGGTTTAAGAGCACTTGGAAATAGAAGTATTTTAGCAGATCCAACAATTGTCGATATTAAAAATATCGTTAATAAATGTGTAAAAAATAGAGAGTATTGGCGACCATATGCTATATCTATACTAGATGATCATCTTGATACGTATTTTGGAAAAAATCAAGCTGATCCTTATATGTTATTTATAAATCAGAGTAATGGTAAATTGTCACATAATTTAAAAGAAATACTACATGTTGATGGGAGTGTAAGATTACAAGTCGTGGATAAAAATACGAATCCGTCGTTTTATAAATTAATTAGTAAATTTTATGAAAAAACAGGAATTCCATTTTTGTTAAATACTTCATTGAATTGTGATGGACAACCAATATTTAATAACAAAAAACAATGTTATGAAATGATTAATAATAAAAAATTAAAATACATATTCTATGGAAATGAAGTTTTATCGTGATAATATTAAAGAATCATTTTTAGACAATTTTATAAAAGATTTTTATACATTTAAAATATCTAATAAAATTTCCACTACTCCTAACAATGAACATTATTGTTCTGATAGTATATTGTTAGATTTGATTGAAAACTCTGTTCGATTTGATGATTACCATAAAGCAAAAGATAATAAAAAGTTAATTCATATAGATCAAAGTTTTACTAAAAAGTACAATTCAAAGTTTATATATTTTTTACAAAAAAAATTCTTACAAAGTTCAATTATTTCATCGGGAAATTTTTTATATCCTAAAAACGGATATATGGGATGGCACACAAATGCTGATACTCCATATTTGCGATGTTATATAACTTATTCTGAAAATGGGGATTCTTATTTTAAATATAGAGATCCAATCACAAAAGAAATTATAACGGATAAAGATAATCTGGGATGGACTTTAAGATATTTCAAGATTTCAAACAAAATTGATGAACTTCTTTGGCATTGTGTGTATTCAAATACAACCCGAATTAGTATGGGATATAGAATAATCAACAATCTAAACTAGATATTGACATTTTACTAAATTTGTGTTATATATATATTTGAACGACACAATGTGTTATTCACTATAGTGCTCGAGTGAGGCTATTAGGTTAATAAGTTCAATTGAATTATTAAAAGAAAGGTAAATATATGTCAGTAATTAAATATAGTCCGTTTGCATTACGTCACGTTGATCGTGATGAGTTTTTAACGCCATTTGACCGTGTATTCGATGAAGTATTCGCGGCACATTTTCCAGAACTAAATAAAGAGTTGGGTGTTGGTTTTTTTGAAAAACAAAGTTATCCCCGTGTAGATGTTGTTGATTACAATGACCGCGTAGAAATTCTAGCGGAGATTCCTGGTCTCTCTAAAGAAGATGTTTCTGTCGATGTACAAGAAAACGTTCTTACTATCAGTGGTCAAAAGATTAAAAAGGTTGACGATAGGGAATTTACAGGAAAGTATATTCGTAGAGAATTGAAACATAGCAATTTCAAACGAAGTTTTACATTAGGCGATCAAATTGATCGAAAAAATCCCTCTGCAAAATTTGAAAATGGGTTGTTAAAGGTTACATTGTCAAAGATCAAACCTACAATTCCAGAAACCAAAAAAATAAAGATTGAGTAATAGTCAATCAAGGTTATATTAAACCCCGTTCATTTAATTGGATGGGGTTTTTATTTTGTAGATATTTATAGATATGATACAGTTTAAACATTTGGTAATATTTACATCACTTTTAATCGCTGGATGTGCTGCTTATTTTAGCGTATATGGTATAGGATTATTATTTTCAGGCGCAACGATTGCTGTTATGATAATGGCATCCGCTTTAGAACTGGGCAAATTGGTAACAACATCTTGGCTATTTAGATATTGGAACTATGCTAATATTCTAATGAGAATCTATATGATAACTGCCGTATTTGCATTGATGGCTATAACATCATTGGGTGTATTTGGATTTTTGACAGCCGCTTTTCAAAAATCATCTTTGGAAACTGAATTGGCATTAAATAAAATTTCAACACTGGAATCTCAGAAAAAAGAAGAGATTGATAAAATTGAGTCTACAAAAAAATCTATAGAAAAACTGTATGCGCTGAGAAGTAGTCAAGAAAGTAGATTGAACGGAGTACTTACAAATGTATTAATTGCCCGTAATCCAATCCAACTACAAAATATCCAAAATCAAATTAACGATCAAATTACAGATCTCAATAAACAGTTAGAAAACGAAAATGATAAAATTAAAACCTACAGTGCTAAATCAACAGCTGTTGATGATGACATTTTCAAGTTAAAAGTAGATAACAGTCAAAAGAAAGATATTATAACGTTTAAATTTGTAGCTGATCAATTTAATACAACGATTCAAAATGTAGTAAAATGGTTTATTGTAGTGCTTATTACTGTATTTGATCCGCTCGCTGTCGTATTATTATTGGCGTATAATATAAGTACAAATAAGGTTTATTCAGAGGATGTCAAAAAACAAGAAAAATCTACAGACGAGTCCAACGATAAACCAACACATTCAACAGTTGATCGTATAGTAGAAAAGCCTGTTGAGGTTGAAAAAATAGTTGATCGTATAGTAGAAAAGCCTGTTGAGGTTGAAAAAATAGTTGATCGTATAGTAGAAAAGCCTGTTGAGGTTGAAAAAATAGTTGATCGTATAGTGGAAAATCGTTCTAAAAAATCAACTGGAGTAAGAGGTATGTTTAGTTTTTGAAATAAAAAATAATTTTTATCTATTTCACTATATATGTACATATACGTATGGAAGAAAAAGAAATTTTTGAATTATATAGGAATCTTAAACGTGGATTTGATACATCTAATTGGGACTTGATACAAGAGTCTATGGATTATTTATCTGAGTATATAGAATTAAATGACGACGATGAAACTTTTGACGAATTAAAACAATGATATATGTTATACTTACCGTACTACTTACATCACTGATATTAAATATTTTTCTATTAGTGGCTCTTAAAAAGTCATTTGTACAAATAGATACACTGGAGGCATGGTTATTAGAATTTAAATTACTTGTAAAAAATACATATAATAAATTGAAATTTGTTGATGATCGGTGTATATTTGAGAAAGACGATGATGTTGGCTTTTTGTTTACAGATTTGCTAAATATCATAAAACTAACAAATAAAAGAATTCAAACTGATGATAATGATAAATCAACCGACATTGATGAAAAAAACAAAAATAAACCATTCTAAAAAAATAAAGAAGATTATGGTTCTTAAAGACGGTGTTAATAAAAAAGATAAAACGGCCATTCAGATGGTTAAATTAGTTAAAAAACCTAAGAATGATATTGATATTATTGTTCTGAACGCAGAGAAAAAGACCACATCGAAATCAAAAAATATTTCTAATATTGAAGTGCCACGTAGTATTCAAACACAAAATATTATTAAAAGTAATGATAATGAAGAGTCTCAATTCGATGTAAATGGTGAAAGAAAAAAAAGACGTGGGAGAAACAAAAAAGATAAAATTTATTTTAGTAAAAAAACAGAAGATGCTATCATAGAATATAATAATGAAGAAGATGATACAAGAAGAAATGAAATCTATGAAACAAAGATAAAGTTTAGTTTTGACAAATTAGTGGAAAATATATTTAACACATTTAAATTTACTTATTTTGATAATAGTCCTCAGGAAATTCAAAAAGAAACAGTATCACATTTGGTAACTAATATACATAAATTTCAAGCAGGTAAAGGCAAAGCATTTAGTTATTTTAGTATAGTAGCTAAGAATTATTTAATATTCCACAATAACAATAACTATAAAAGATTCAATCAACACGTAGATATAAGCGATACTCCAAGTGAATCTTCTGTCTGTTTACAAACTGAAGACGCACATCATAAAGATGTTCAGACACAAGAATTCATGAAACTCATGGTAAATTATTGGGAGTGTAATATTACAAAAATATTTAATAAGCAGAAAGATTTAAATATCGCATACGCCGTTATTGAATTATTTAGAAATTGTGAAAGAATTGAGAATTTTAATAAGAAAACATTGTATCTTTATATTAGAGAACTCAGTAACTGTAAAACACAACAAATTACAAAAGTAATTAATAAAATGAAGAGTTATCAAAATATTGTGATGAGAAATTATAGTCATAGAGGAACATTATAATATCTAAATCGATAATAAAACCACTCTATTTTGAGTGGTTTTTCTATTTATAGGTATATGGACTTAAATTTTGAAATTTACAAAGGAAAGCATTTTTCCGGTCTTTGTAAAGATATAGTGAAAAATTCAGAAAACAAGAAAGATCAAATTGATATATTGATCTCTGAATTACGCACTTTAATTAAAACAGTTAATGATGCTGTGATTATTGTTCCACTCATTAAAGACTACTACGATGTTGGTATTAAAAACGACGAACAATTGGTTAAATTAGCAGCTGTAGTACAACGATTGGTCGCTAAAGGTGAAGCAAGTGGGGAAGGTCCATCTATGATGCTCAGTGAAGATGAAAGAAAACAATTGATGGAAGAAGTCATAACAATCAGCAAAGGTAATCAATAATGAGCACAAACGTATCTACTATAGCTAGACTTTTAAATCCATCTACGTCAACTGTTTTAAACACATCTAATAACAATATAGATACTAATTTCTTAAAATTAGCAGTTGTTGTAGATATTATTTTAGACGATAAACATCCTTTTTTTGGAAAAACAACAGCCGATAAAAATTCACAACCTCCTCCAACTGTAAGATATCAACAAATACCGGTAAATTACAATAATACAATACCACTTGCGACAGATACTGATTTTAGTTATATTGGCCGAGTTAAAATTCGTATTTTAAGCGAAGAAAAACAAACGTCGTATGATAAGTTGCCATGGGCAATTTCATTGGATAATACCATCACACAATTTCCATTATTAAATGAAAAAGTTTTGGTTTTAAAAATAGGGGAGAATTATTATTACACGAAGCCATTTAATCGTTTGAATTTTCTAGGAACAAATGGAGAGTTTATAACTGAAAAATCAAGCAGCGATGATGGAAAAAGCGCAATTGCATACTTACAATCTAAAAATTGTAAAAGTTACGTAAGTCATCCAATATTTATAAATCAAAATCAAACGGGATATTTTGGTAACTACTTTATATGCAACCCATTCATACGCAGTGTTCGTCAATTTGAGGGCGATACTATAATTGAAAGTAGATTTGGCCAATCTATAAGATTTAGTGCTTATGATGATAATCGTTCCAATGATAAAGGAGCATATGCATCTTATGCTTTAAATGGAAATCTATTCAAAGAGTCAATCGGAAGTGGATATGGAAATCCCAAACTAACTATACGAAATCGTCAACGTAATATTGCGCAAAAAACTACACAACAATTACATCCTAAACTTCCGCCGATACCTCCTATAACTGATAAAGAAAAGAATTATGGTGGTCAGATAGATGAAGATATTAATAATGATGGAAGTACTATACAAATAACAAGTGGATATACAGTAAGTGCATGGCAAACCACTGTATATAAAAGTATATTTGGAATAAACGGTGAAAATAAATCAACTGAAGAACAATCTAGATTCAATCCAAAAGGTTCTACGCAATTTAAATTTCCAACATTAACAGGTGATCAGATTGTTATTAATAGTGACCGCTTAATATTGAGTAGCAGATTTGCAGAAACTTTTCATTTTAGTAAAAAACGTTATGCTGTTGCTACAGATAGTGAATATACAGTTGATGCTAATGATCAAGTTGTTATAACCACTAATAATACAGCAACTATAAATG